TGTAAGCAATCCGCAGCGAGCGGAGCGGGCAAATCGCGTAAGTATCCGGCGGGCGCACCGGATAACTGAGATAGTTGTCCGAAGCTCCAGTTAGTCGGAACGTTTAAATGCTCGCGGTTATTGTCATCAGCATATTCTATGCTTAACCCACCGCGGCTCGGGTTTGCTTCGTCAAACTCACCGACTATCTGTATCTTGTGGGTATCAACCGTGCGGCTTGTCATTTGCTGCGCGTCGCTTTTCTTATGCTGAATCATTTTGTCTAGAGTTAAAAACTTTTGATCGTCCGGTCTCGCGAACCACTCCGACGATACAGCAGAATTTCCTATACCGTGAGCGAAAGCGTTAGTTTCATATGTAGCCATTTTGTTTCTCCGTAATTGAAAAAAAGTAAGGCGGACCAAAGCCCGCCCCACTAATATCGCATAATCTTATATATGCATCAAGCTAATATTTCAAAAAGTTATTCGAGCCCGATGTCACCGGCTACGTGATGCCTGAGAATAGTGCGAGGCGGTAAAAAAGCGGCGAAGCGTTTCAACTTTTCGCCGTCGATTTCATCAGACAAAGCGACGCGACTAGTCGCTTCCCAATGTAACCGAACGTTACCACCATCGGCATAACATCCGCCGCGGGTATCCGGGTCCGCTGCTTTTTTCTTACTTGCGCCATGTGCGGTAAAGCCAACAATAAAATCTCGGTCTAAACGTGCGCAAAGTGGTTCGCCGTTTCCGCAATCTCGGCAGCTAAACCCTTCGCGGTATTCCGCGGGACAACGTATAACCGTCGGGCTATCTGTCGCTAAAATGCTTTTTTTCTGAGACCAAGCAGCAACGTCTAATACAACGACCGTCGGAACATGATCGAAGGCCTCGCGGGCTTTCGATAAAGTATCCGCGCTGTAATTGATAACGGTTTTTCCTTTTTTTAATTTATTACCCCACGCCGCGTAATCGAAATGCGAATAAGTAAAGGATAGGCCCTTTCTCGGAACAGCATCGATCAACGCATTCAAATAATTTTCATCGATTGATGCGGCGCCCTTTCCGCTATTATTCATCGAACACGTAGCCGGACAGGTTGCGTATTTTTCGCCCGTGCCCGCTCGATACGTAACGGCTATTCCCTCGGTTTTTTTTGCTCTGCTATTTTCTACAAGTTTTAACATGATTGCCCTCATATTGTATGTGATGAATCGCATACATTAACCCATAAAAAAGCCCGCAGTCAAGCGGGCTTCGTTTTACTTTTTGCGGCGGGTCGGCGGCTTATTCAAATCGTTAGCTGCGTCTTCACCATATAAAAGTCGGTAAATCCAATCAATCAAAAACATTTCATCTCCATTCTCCTATCGTTAGTGGTTATGCGATTGTATGCGAGGTTGTGGGACATATCAAGTCAAATATGGTGGACCAATCTACTTTACCCGCGACATGATAAAACGGGTTAACCTTTAAGCCTTCCATTTTTAAATCGACCGCATCGGCGCCTTTATACAGGTATAGCTGTTCCGGTTGATTTTTTGTTTTATGCTTTTTTATCAACACCCAGACACTACCGTGCCCATGATTAGTTAGCCACGCGACTTGATGCGGTCTTAAATCTACCGCATTGCCCGCGGTGGCTTTTAATTCAACAAAATGAAAATGACCAAACTCATCTAACAAGACAACATCGGGGACGCCCGGCATCGCCCAAGTTTCTAGACGCGTCGCTTTAATGTCGCGTCCGGTCTTCTTCATTCCCGTCTTCATCAGCCTCCAAAAGTCGGCCTCGCGCTTTGTCGCGGTTTGAGGGATTGCTCTCTCCTTCGGGAGTAACGTCGATAGTAATCGGGGCATAGCTTTGTTTTATCTCCTTGAGCGCGTTCATCACTTCGTCTTTAGACATACTGTCAATGCTGCCGGTGCGAATCTCACTCTTACTTACATAAATATCACCTTGCGCTTGCCCACGTCGGTATTCGGCTTGAACGGCTGCACTGTATGCGCCATTGTCTAACGCTGCGTCACGGATGGTTTGCAAATCGCGCAAGTGGCGTTGATAGTTGACCCCAAATTTTTCATCAAGTTCGACACGGTAAGACTGAATAGCATGGACAACGTGCGGACTGATGTTCGGGTTGGTTAGCTCGTAAGCTCGGGTATGCGCGGAGCTTACCGGATAGCCCGCATTGATCGCGGCTTCCCGCATGGTTATCTGGCCATCTTTCGAAACTAATTCTTTAACGAACAGTTCCTGTCTACGTGTCAATGTTTGTGCTTTTGTCGCTTTCGGTCTACCCGCTTTTTTCTTAACGACCGCCTTAGATGCAGGCATATTCTATTCTCCAGTTATTTAACGATACTTTGCCACAACTAAACGTGCTTTTGTATATATAGAGCAGAAAACAAAAAAAAATAAAAAAACTTTTCAGAAGCCCTATACGCAATATCGCTCTTTCTGGTTACACAAACTCGGGTACGGTTACTTTTTTGTTTCTTGTTTATGTAACTGAATATCTCTATATATAACAATAGCTTAATTGCTCTGGTTACACGGTTACACCGGTTACGGCTATTTTTACAAAATATATTTATTTTTATTTTTGAGTTCTATATATACAGAAACCCCTTTAACCGTGTACCGCGAGCCGTGATTATAGGATAATGCTGCTTGACCCGTTTCCGGAGTGTCCTCCGCAGTCGTCCTTACTGCACCCCTACCGCTTTGGGGGCGGGTCACCACCCTTTCTTTACCTGAACAGCCAAACGGCTAGTCCGGACAGTACACCGGCTATGACGGCCATTATGGAATGCTTGTGTTGTTCTACCCATGGTTTCCTGAAAGGCGCGGCGTATTCGTACCATGGTTCTTGGTCCGCGGTACGTTTGGCGTTGTTTCTGAGGCAGTGTTCGAGGATTTCTGCTTGGTGCCAACGGTTGACCATTTTTGGTCCGCGGCCTGCGGTTGTTGGGATTTTGATTGGGGCGGGGAAGCTACCGTTTTTTACTTTGCGGTAGACGGTTGGTTTAGAGATATTTGCGAGTTCGCAAACTTGTTTGATGTTTAGTAGTTTTTCGTTGGTTCCCACGTGTCCACCTCCACATACCAGTTGCCGGGTTTGTTTTTGCTGTCTAGTGCTTGAGCGTTGATCCATTCGCCTGTTTGTTGGTTAAGCCACGCGATGAGTTCTTCTCGGTTTATGCTGATATTTGCTTTGACGAAGTCGGGAGCATTGTCGCGTGGTTTTTGTAGGCGTAATCCGTTCACAAAAATTTTGTCAGGCATTTACGTTTCCTCATAAAGAATGACCCCAGACGGGGGCAACCGAACTGGGGTCAGGGTCAACTACTACGGAGAACATGACGAACATGTTCGGGTTTAGTATAAGCGCAACATATGGGATAAGCAACAGTTAGTCGCATACTTTTGGGTAAAAATCCATGCACTTTGCCAAGGCTTCTTGCGGAGTTTTTTGGAATTCGCCGCGGTATACTTCTTGGCCTTTTTCGGTTTTGATAATGGGTAGGTAACCGACATCTTGTTCGTCTCGGGTGACGGGTAAAAATCCGACGCCACTGACTACTCTTACTGTTAGATCGTACATTAATCTTCTCTCTCGGTCAGTGCGCCGTGCTTCGCCGCTTCTTTGTACCACTCGAAGACCAGTCTTAGCTGTCCGCCGATGGTTCGGCCTTCTGCTTTTGACATTTCTTTGATTTCTTCATACACCTCGCGTGGTACGAGGATGCTTTTCCACCGTGTTGTATCCATTAAGCTCTCCCATGTCCCAGAATGTGTAAGATAATATAGGATCATATGCAAGAAAGCAATAAAAAAAACCCCGCCGGGGCGAGGTTTCAGGGCTATAACGGTACGTTTGAAACTTAATCTAGAAAAAAGTGCAGCTCACTGTTTTCGTCCAAATTTATATATTTTTTATGCCAGTCCACAATTTCTGTTTCTACATATCCGTGTACGGGATGCTTTACTAACCGACCGTTTTTGTACTTCTTCGGCTCTCTGACGGCTTCTAGGTACTTCAGCTCAATCATGTCCATTTCTTCAAAATCAAAGCAGCCCCAACCGTATTTTTTAATGATAAACTCTTGTACCGCCTGTGTTATCTCGTAAAAGCCTAATTCAACTTTCATGTTTTCTCTCCGTAATTGATGGTTTGGATACCATCGCATACCATCGCATACGTGTCAAGCAGGCAAAAAAAACCCCCGGTCCGAAGACCGAGGGCCGTGTTTAACTACTCAGTGTAGACTTCATACCATTCGTCTTTACCGTCTTTCGCTTTATGCGTTACGACGTGTGGCTCGAATGGGCACCCATAGCTATACCCGACGCGGCCTTGGATAGCATCACGCAGGGCGTGACACTCCGCAGCTACGAGGTCGGTATATCCATATCGGCAAAGGTTGAAACCGATAAAAGCGCCACTGCCAAAAAAGTCTTTCTTTCGTTTGGCTTCGAGTCCGTCGGGAAAAGTCTCTTCAATGTATTTGTCTATATCTTCGAGACTTTCGATGACGACTTTGCCGTCCACGTGTTTGAATTCACTCATGGTGAACCTCCGTAGTTGATTAAAATGTTAAAGAACTTGGGGGAAATTGCCCTCCCCCATCAACCGGGTCTTCCGATTGATATACGCACTTTAGCATATTATCGCATACAAGTCAAGTTAACTTTTTAGAAAGTTATTTAGCTTCACCCCACGATGGTCCGATTTCGATGTCACATTTGGACGGTACTTCGAGCGGGACCGCATTGACCATTACGTCCGCTATCACGTTCGCTTCTTCGACACTTTTGACGGACATGGCCAATTCATCGTGTATCTGAAGCATGGGCAAGATGCCCTGTTGATAAAGATCGACCATTGCTTTTTTGGTCATGTCCGCGGCAGATGCTTGGATTAATCTATTTAAGGATTTGTAAGTGTAAGCACGTTTCAGTCGGGTCGTGGGCCCATATTCGTCTACCGCTTCCTTGTATGGCAGCGCCTTGTGCATGGCAAACGTGTCGGGCTCCCACATATCGAATCGGCACTTACGCCCGAGCAGTGAGGTCAGTGATCCGCGAGACGATTTCTCGTTCAATCGGTTCATCACCCCGGTCATCAAACCTTTAACGAAGGGCACCCGGTTGTGGTATTGCTTTGTTAGCTTTTTAGCTTCCTCCACCGACACGTCCAATTGCTCGGACATCTTGTTGACGCCCATGCCATAAATTAATCCTAAGTTAATCGTCTTTGCCTGTTTCCGCGGGATGTTAGCCATCTCTGCGACTAAGCTGTGAAAGTCTGTGGACGGATCGTCGTTGTATGCTTTAACAAACTCTGCGGCACCCTCTAAAGGTACACCTCGCGTTTTGCCGTAAACATGCGCATAATGTACCAAGATGCGCGGTTCTTGTTGCGAGAAGTCAATTGCCGCCCATTGCTCACCTTCCTCTGGAAGAAATAAGGAACGAATCATTGGCCCCAATTCTGGATCGCGGGCCGGGATTTGCTGAAGGTTCGGATTGGACATTGATATGCGTCCGCTGACCGTACCTCCATCGTCAGAACGGATTTGATTAATATGGGAGTGTATTCGACCGTCAGCGTGGCAGTGTTTCATGATGGTGTTGATGAAGGTGCCGGATGTCTTATTCAGATTCCGAGCTTGGGTTACGAGTTGCGCGAGCGGATGCTCATGTTCTTGGAGGAAGAGTTTGGTGAAGCTCGGTGCGCCCTTCTCTGTACGTGGGTAGTTGACGCCGATTTTATCGAACGCTTTGGCGAGCGATTGTGCCGCCCAGATTTCAACATTACTACCGCTGATGCGCTTGATCTCCTTGAGGACCTCCCTTTCCCGCTTGAGGAGACTATCCCGCGTTCGCTCGACTTTCTCCGTGTTGACGCGGACGCCGCGCATGGTCATGTCAACAAGACATGGGAGGAGATCAAGTTCGAGATTGGCGATAGGCCAAAGTCCTTCTTTGCCAAGTTGAACGGAGAAGTAGTTCCAGAGTTCGAGGGTAAGTTCAGCGTCACCCTCCGCATACGGTCCGACGTACATGGCGGGCATCTTCCACATTTCTGCTTTCGGATCGACTCCGAATTGCCTCGCTGCCTCCACTAGACCTTTTTCTGATTTGACCTTACCCAGTAAATCGTAGGACAGCGCATTCAAGCTGTAGCTAAATCTGTTTTCATCGAGCAAGGAAGCGATTACCATCGTGTCGATGATTCGGCCATTCACCTGAAAACCCATTTGCTTGATCCATCCGAGATCGTATTGTGCGTTGTGCATGATCTTATCGGCAGGACATTCAAAGACTTTTCGCAACCATTTGTTGACCTGCTTTTCGTCCAAGTTACCACCACCAAAATGTCGGATCGGTATGTAACCGGACCACGAGTCCACGGCGACAGCGTAACCTACCACCTCACCATCTCCTGTTGGCCAACCGGGCCCATGCTGCTTTAAGTTGGGATCGCGGGTTTCAACGTCAATCGCAATCTTTTTTGCTGACGTAAGATCGGGTAATTCGATAGGCGGTATCCATTCACTTTTTGGCGCGAACATGGCCATCTGTAGCTTAGGCATTTGTTTTTGTTTCCTTCTGGCTAAACTCTGACCCGAGGGCCGTGTATCCTGCTTTATCCACCCAAGAGTCTTGATGGTCTATACTTTGTATCAACCTGCTTGTCTTGACCCAATCCATCATCAAAGCCACGTGGGCGGCGGTGATATATCCGTGTGAGTCCATGGCGCCTGCCACTATTTGATTCCATCCGACGGCTATTCGAGTATGGTTATCGTAGGCATCGCCGTAG